GGCCCGCCGACCGAGCCAAAGCTCAGGCTGGCCGGGAACCGTATCTCGTGAAATCCCATGGCTCTCTCCCTTTCAGCGGTTGCGCGCGCCGCGTCCGATCGCGCGGCCAAGCTGCGCGGCGATCTGCCCGCGGCTGCGGCGAAAGCCCTCGACGTCCGGCGTGCTCACGTTCATCACCACGGTCACGTTGCCGCCCGATTGCGCGCGCACGCCAAGGCGCCCGTCGGTGCCACGGCTCAGCGGCAGGATCGCTTCGGGCCCCGCCTCGCCCATCAGCCCGGTGCGCCCGCCGCGCAGCGGAAACGTCAACGGCCCGCTCACCACGCCACCGTTGGCAAACGGCATCACGCGGCCTTGTGCGAAACTGCCGCCGCGCCCGAAGGGCAGCAGCCCGCCCACCAGCGCGCCGATCCCCTGCGACACCAGCCCGCCCACCTGGTCGGTCACCGGGCGGACCGCGTCGTTGAACGCGGTGTTGACCATCGTCGTGGCCAGCCGCCGCAGGCTGTCGCTCAGGCTGTCGCCCTGCACCACGGCACCGCGCAGCGCGCCGCGCAGGCCCCGGCTCAGCCCGCGCTCAAGGCTCTGCACATCCTGCCCGGCGGCGGCAAAGCCACCGCGCACCCGGGCCAGTTCCCCGGCAAAGGCAGCAGCCATCGCGCCCGCCTGCCCCATCGCGTCGTCCAGCGCCGCGACCTGCGTCTCCAGATCATCGGCGCGCTCAAGCTCATCCATCGCCCGTCTCCTCGGTCTTGTCGGGATAGGCCGCCAGCAGCGCCTCCAGCCCGTCGCGCGCCATCGGCCGCACGCCGCCGCCCTCGCCCAGCATCAGGCGCAGTTCCGCGGGCGTCAGCGCCCAGAACTCGGCCGGGCGCAGGCCCAGCCCCTGCATCCCCGCCCGCATCAGCGCTGGCCAGTCGAACCGCGCGCTCATGCGCCCGCGTCCGGCAGGGCAAAGGCGCGCGCCAGAAGCTGCGCCGCAGCCCGCGCGGCGGCCACGGGCCCGCCCGCGATCTCGGCGGTCAGCAGGTCGGCGGCCTGACCCTCCCAGCCGCCGCCACGCAACCCCGCCACGATCACCGCCAGCACGTCGCGCGACGAGAACCGCCCCTCCTCGAACCGCGCCACCAGATCGACGAGCGAATCGGCCTCCATCGCCGCCTCCATCTCGGCCAGCGCCCCGAGCGTCAGCCGCATCGCGCGGCGCTCGCCCCCGATGACCACCGCCACTTCGCCCGCATGCGGATTGGCCATGCCGCTCACAGCGCCACGAAATCGAGCCGCCCGCCCGAGGCGAGCGACATCTCGTAGGTCGCCTCGCCGTCATGCGTGCCGCCATACTCGATCCCCGTGATCTGGAACGGCCCCTCGATCGTGCCGAAATCCGGGATCACCACCTGGAAATCCGGCATCTCCCCGTCAAAGAAGACCTGCCGCATCCGCGCGTCGCTCGCCGCGTCGCGGAAAATGCCCGAACCGCTGATCGCGGCTGATTTGACGCCGGCACCGGCCAGCAACTCGCGCCAGCCGCCCGCCGAGTCGAGGCTCGTCACATCGACGCTCTCGGCGTTGAAGCTCACCCGCGTCGCGCGCAGCCCCGCAACCGTCTGGAAATTGCCGCCCCCGGTCAGATCGACCTTGATGAGAAGGTCCTTGCCGTTCTGAACTGCCATGTCTCGTCTCCGTTCTGCCAAGGCATGCCGCTCGAGACCGGGAACCGGTTTTGAGCTTCCCGAACATGCCGAATGAATGGTTCGGAGCGTGCCGCGTGAATGCCGGTGCCCGCGGCACGCTCCGGGGATCAGGCGCCGTCATCCACGCGCGCCCGGAATGTCAGGTCGATGCGCCGATGCTGCGCGTCGCGGCTTCGGCGCGCGCGGGCGCGCAGGAACCCGAGCGAGACCAGCCGCCCCCGGTTCAGGCTCAGCGCGGCACCGCTCAGCACGTCGCTCACCGCCCCTGCCGCCTGCTTGGCTGACAGGAAACCCGCGCCCGCGCTCACCACCGTGACGGTCACGCGATGCTCGGCCCCCGCGCCGGTGCCGTCGCCGCGCTCGCGCGCATCCTCGGGGCCGAGGACGACATAGAGATCGGGCACCGCGCCCTGCGGGGCCGCATCGAAGATCGCACCGCCCACCAGCGCGCCCAGCGCGGCATCGCCCGAAAGGTGCTGCCAGATCGCCGACTGAAGCGCAGCTGCCATGCCATAGCTCATGCCACCACCTCCTCTTCGGCCCAGAGCGTGAGATACCCCGCGCCCTCGCGGCTCTCGGTCACCGACAGGATGTGAAAGAGCCGCGCCCCGTCGCGCAGCCGCTGCCCCGGCACGGGCCGCGACGGCGCACCCTGCGGCGCGGCGCGCACCGTGATGCGATAACCCGCGCGCCCCAGCCGGAGCCCCTCGCCCCCCGAATCGCGACCGGTGCGCGGCGCGACCGCCGCCCACAGCGTGCCGCGCACGGCCCAGCCCTGCGCGAACCCGCCCGCGCCGTCGGGCAGGCGCCCGGGCACCTCGAGCACCAGCGGGCGGTTCAGAAAGGGGCGCGCCATCACCGCGCCCCCCCGCCCAGCAGGCGCACCTTGCGATAGCGCTCGATCAGGCTCGCCACCCCGAACGGCATGCACCCTTCGCGCAGCGCCGTTTCGGCCCGGTGCTCGTAATAATGCGCCGCCAGCAGCAGCACGGCCTGCCCCAGGTCGGCGGGCAGGTCGCCCCAGCCCGGGCCGTGGCCGGCGCGGAACACGATCTCGGCCACCCCGCCCGTCGGCACCAGCGGCAGGCCGTGCCCGGCAGGCCGCAGCACCGGGCGATGCGCGTCGCGCTCCAGCCGGTAGAGCGCGGGGTCGATCACCTCTTCCTCCTCGGCGCGGTCGCGCAGCACCAGATTCAGGACAGCCGTCACCGGCGCCACCGGAAGCGCCTGCCCGGCAGGGTCCTGCCAGTCGTGCAGAATCCAGGAAAACACACGCTCGATCAGAACCTTGCCGGTGCGCCCCTCGATCGCGGTCAACGCCGCGCGCAAGAAGCCCTCCAGCACCGGGTCCTGGATATCGTCATCCGCGAAGCCGGTGCCCAGCCGCAGATGCGCCTTGAACTCCGCCAGCGGCAATGCGGCGTCGGGCACCGCGGTCTCTTCCATCAGCAACATGGACCGTCTCCATCATCCCGGACCCCTCCGGTATCGGCGGCGCGCGCCGCCCGGCATTGCCCGGGCGGAGGGAAAGCTGAGCAACGCCGCATCGCGCGGCACGCACCGCCCGGGCGGGGGCACCACGCCCCCGCCCGCCATCACCGCGCGCCTCAGGCGGCGGCGAACCGCAAAAGCTTGATCGCCTTGAAATCGCTCACGTCGCCGCCGACGCGCTTGGTCGCGTAGAACAGCACGTGCGGCTTGGCGCTGAACGGGTCGCGCAGGATGCGCAGGTCGGGCCGCTCGGCCACCGTGTAGCCCGCGCGGAAATCGCCGAATGCGATGGCGTCGGCACCGGTGGCGATATCCGGCATGTCCTCGGCCACCAGCACCGGGTAGCCCATGAGGCGCGCCGGCTCTCCGGCGGCAAGGCCGTCGGACCAAAGGAACCGGCCATCGGCGTCCTTGAGCTTGCGCACCACGCCCGCCGTGCGCGAGTTCATCACGAAGCTCGCGCCCGCCCGGTACTCGGCCCCCAGCGCATAGACCAGGTCCACGATCGGGTCGGGGCCGTTCAGGTCGCCATCGGCACCGGTGGGCACGTATCCGAGATTGCCCCAGGCCCAGACCGCGTTGTCAACCGCCGGGCGTCCGAGAAAGCCGCGCGGCTTGTCCACCCCGTCGCCCGCGATGAACGCCGCGGCCTCGGCGCGCGCGAACCGGTCGGCGATGCGCGCGGCCAGCCACCCCTCGACGTCGAAGGCGCTGTCATCGAGCAGCCGCTGGCTCGCCTTGGGCAGCGCGCTCAGCTCGTGCAGCGGGATCGCGATACGGTCGATCTGCGGCGTGTCGCTCTCGGCCACGGCGCCGGCCTCGCTGGCCCAGCCATGGCCCAGCTCGGTATGGTCCACCAGCACGTCGAACGACGTCGCCTCGACCTGCACCACGTTGGCGATCGCGCGGATCGACGCGGTGGAATTCATCACCGACAGGATCGTCTCCGAGGTCTGCGGATCGACAAGATAGCCGCCCTCGGCCGCCACCGCGGTATTGAGCGCCTTGCCCTCCAGGTCCAGCCCGCGCAGCGCGTCGTCATCGCCCGAGCGCAGATAGGCGTCGAACGCCTTGCGGTGCGGCGCGTGGATGTCGGGGGGGCCGCCAAGCTGCGGACGCCCCTGCATGAGGCTCTTGCGTTCGATCATCGTCATCTTGTCTTCCTGCTGTTGAAACCGCGTGGTGATCCCGGCCCGAAAGCCCTCGAACTCGTCGAGAAAGCCGCGCAGGGCCTCCCCCATCTCGGCAGCCGGAGACATGTCTTCCCCGGTCCGAGCCTTCGTCTCGGTCGTCATCGTCAACTCCTCTCGGTTGCGGGCCGGCGCTACTGCCGCGCCATCTCCCGGCGCGCCGCCCGCAGCACGGCCGCCATCTCGCGCAAGGCAGCGTCGCCGGGGCCCTCGCCCTTGGCCGCCACCCGCGCACTGGGCAGCATCGGAAAGGTCACCAGCGACACCTCCCAAAGCTCCAGTTCCTGCAAGAGCCTCTGGCCCTTCTCGGTCCGTCCCGCGCGGATCGTGCGATAGCCGATGCTCAGCCCGTCGAGCGCCCCCGCCGAAATCAGCGCGGCCGCTTCGCGGGCCCGCGCCACACCGTCCAGAAGCCGCCCCCTCACCCAAAGGCCGCGGCCGTCCTCGCGCACCTCGTCCCAGGTGCCGATGGGCTCGCGCGGGTCGTGCTGCCACAGCATCCGCACGCGCCGCCCCTCCGCCGCCATCCGCCCGAGGCTCGCCGCATAGGCACCGCGCGCCACGACGTCGCCGCCCTTGTCGGGCGTATCGAACAGGCTCGCATAGCCCTCGATCACGCCCTCCTGCGTGACGCGCAGCCCGTCGGCCCCGCCCTGCATGAATTTCCGCTCCAGTTCCGTCTCCATC